GGCAAAACTGTCAAACTCTTAAAGCCCAAGCGTCCTAAACCAGCGCCTGGCAAAATCCCCCCCGCCTCTTCCAATAAGGGAAAGGCAGGCCCGTTGGTGGTGCAAGCGCCTCCAGCGAGCCCTGGTCCTTTGACCAATCCGACTGTGTCGCCTCCCGCAAAATCTGGGGCGGCAGCATCCAATGATGTGGTTCCCTTATCCAAGAACCCGGTCTTTGGCACTGATTACGTGAATAATTCCTTAAAATGGACCCCCGCAGTCAGAGCCGATAGTCCCGCTCAGAAATTTTACCTCGACTTAGGCGTGACTCCCCGCATCTCCGATGACACTGATATCAATGGCCACACCATTGGAGCAGGTTGTCGTTCCGTCGCCACCGCGCGTGCCCTTGGCCTTCTTTACAAAAATGGACACCGGAAAATTTGTTCTATCTTTGGTAGCCCTCGCGATTTATCTTTGAATCGCATTTTGAATGGCAAAACCAAGGATCCTATGACTGTGTCTATTTACCGCCCGCGCATAGTGCCAAAAGATTTTTCTCGCGGTTCTCAAGCCGCGAAGATTGACGACGATGGACCCTACACTACCAACATCCCTTCCGATTCCACCGGGTTCTTAATGGTGGATTGGTATCAGGGCCTCAACCCACAAAGAATTGTCACTCACCTCAAACATTTGTCCGATCCTACCAAGGTCGGCCAATTTGTTTGGGTGGGGCGGCAATTTAATGCAGATTGTGGTACGTGTGAAGACGAAGCTGCGTGGTATCGCGATCCGGCCGATCAAATACATTTCCGTCCCGACTTAAAAACTGACATGTACCTACATGATCCTTGCGACTGGCTCTGGGAAACTGGAGGCGTGTACAACTTTGATATGGAGTACATGGGAGTAAACCGCCAATTCACATTGTCTTGGTATGTTCATGCTTCCGTGTCTACTTTTAGAATTGTTTGTTTCACCGTCTCCATTGGATCCCTTGTCCCTGATTCTGTCCCTCCGAGAGAAAACCTCTTGATGGACATTCGTGCACCTCTTCCAATGCCCAACACGTGGCATGCACAATTACAGAATTGGTTGAAGACTCGAGTCATCGAATATTGCCCCTTCACTTATTATTTCTTCCGCAAAGAAGACAAGCTCAGCGTCCCTAAAGATGTAGTTCTACCTATCGTAGCTGAGTTTGCTGGTGCGCGCTATAATGACTACACCCGACAACGCATCAAAAATTCTTTTGTGGAAGCCATGAAGGCGAGCACGCGCTTTTCTTTACTGCGCAAAGCATTTCCTCATTTTAATTACGATGAGCAAGTATATCCCATCTCATGGGGCATAATGACCCATGCCATAGAAGAAACCGTCCACACCACTGATGCAATGACAACCATGTTTGGTTCTTACATGGACACGTACAATGAACGTGTCCGAGTTTTTCCAACCACAGGAGATCCTACGCCAACGCCCCGTAGTTCTCCCCTCAAGACAGTAATGGCTCTTTTGTCATTTTTGTTTATTGTCTGGCGCATCAAGAAAATGGTGTGGGGAAGGTTCCTTCCAAAACGTCAACCGATGTTGTTGTTTGATCCTTGGTCAAACCAACCTTGTATGGCGGGATGTTCTGCTTATTGGCCTTTGAAATCGAAATGCACTTGCAAAGTTTTGTACCTCGCCACAATCGAAGAAGTCGCCAAAAGGATCCCTTATCTCGGACCTGCTTTCGGAGTGATCGAAGCAGTTTACAAGATATATGAAAAACCTACTCTCAACACTGTTCTAGCACGCTTCGTCACTATTATCGTGCACGAAGTTTTGCGAAAACTTCCTCTTCCCGTCGCCATTGCCGCCCATTTCTTTTGGAATCTTACCCTTGGGCGGGGTGATCCTTCCCTCCAAATGTCTCCTTTCTGGCAGTTCAAAAGCCATTATTACGACAAACCTTGGATCAACCGCGATTATATGAGAGTCTTTCATTTTCGAACCACTGCATTCGATCCTGACTTGATGTCCATGCCCACCTCTCAAACGGTACATAGTCCCACTCCTGCTCCCTGCCCTGACCTAGCTATATCAGGACAGAGACTTCACTATCCGGATCGTAATCCTACTTATTTTTACGCTCTCCTTCCAACCAGTGTCCCTCTTTATCAACCAGCGATCACTGATGCCAATCTACAAGCCGCCATAGATTACAGAATCCTGGCGGCGCCCCCAATGAAGCCGAAAAGACAAAGAAGCCATTGGGAGTATTTAGTAACGGAACACCACATTTTTGAACAAAATTGCCCGGTTCGACACTATGACACGATCTTTTGGGATCAAGAAATAGACCCATGGATGGATCATTTTGACAACGCCAAGAAACGACGCTACATCCCCCTCCTAGAACGGTTGAAGATGGATGGTCCAGCGGATTTCCGACGCGCTGCCCGAACGACCCCTGTGTTCATGAAGTCAAATGAAGTCCTTATCCGAGTGCGGAAAGGCACTTGTGAATTAAAACCAAGGGTTATCATTAATGTCGACCCAAAAGTTCAGTTACTAGTTGGCCCTGTCCTCTATAAAGCCACCCAAAACCTTAAATTAGATTGGCCCATGAGCCCTCGTTGGCTGCATTTTGATCGCTACGCCGGACCTGCATGGAAGAATTATTACATTTCCTTCTCATATGGAGGAGCGACAAATGATAGTGAATTGACCGATTGGATGCACCAAGTGCTCCATAGCCCACACTCGCGCACCATTTCTATATTAGTGTGTGGCGATGACTCTTTAGTTATCATAAGGCATGCAGGAGGCGTAGTCGCATTTGAAGGAGATGCTTCTATGTTTGATCAATCCCAAAGCTGGGGCCCCCTTTGGAATATCCATCTTTTACAGGAAAGATTGGGGGTAACCCAGAACGTGACGGAACTTTTGCGCACTTTAGCTACCAACACTTACATCGCAGAGTCGAGGCGAGGAGTGGAAAAATTTAAAATTAATAAAAAGAAAAGACCCTTGCGAGACACCGGAGGGTCAGACACCTCTTTAGGCAACTCTTTAGTCATGGGAGTCGCGTGGTATTTAGTTCTTCTTGAGACGTTTCATCTCACAAAACTGCCACCAACTTCCGTAATGGATGTAGAAAATCTTTTCCAATTTATTGGGTTCGATATGAAGCTGCAAAAACTTGATGTTGAAGACGCAACCTTTTTGAAGGGAATGTGGTACTTCACTGATAATGGGATGGTCTGGGGACCTTTGCCATCTCGTATTCTTAAGATGGGAAAGTCTTTTAATCATCCCTCACAGCTATATCCCAAACGACCCTTAAAAGAATCTGCTAAACTCTTTCTTCGTGATGTCGCCAATAGTTACAAGCCTTTCTTGCCCGTCCCTATTATTAGTGACTTCGTGGCTGCTTTTGGACATGTTGGCGATTTCACTCCCCAAATTGGAACCTACAAAACTAAACCTTCTGGGAGATTCGCTCATGCGAAGTTGACTGAAGAAGGAATTGCACAGATCTGCATACGTTACAATTTGACCCCTGAAGAGCTGAAACGAACATCCGAAATTTTTCCAACTGAACCTTTCTTTTTCCTTGAAAGTCCGGTGTACCATGCTTTTGCGGAGCGTGATTACGCCTAAATAAAATAAAATGGATAAGGCCATGTCATAAGGAGGTAGGCGGACATGGAGCAGAACGCAACTGCTGAGAATAAATGCTCTGGGCGTGGTTGAAAATGTCAAATAAGACTAAACTCCCACTCAAAAGTGTTAAGGGGCGAAAAGCTCCTAAACCCACGAAAGCCAAGACCAACAAGGCACCTCGTGCACCTTCCCAAACTACCAAAGTCACTGCGCCAGTGGCTTCCGGCTTTGTCCGCAAAGTCCGTGAGCCCCGCTTCACTCGATCAATGAAGAACGGCGATGTGGTCATAGACCACGAAGAATTCATCCGTGAAGTCAACGGATCGACCACTTTTACCAACACCGCGATCCCCATCAATCCTGGATTGCTTACTTCTTTTCCGTGGTTGGCGCAAATGGCCCCGCTCTACGAATCTTATCGATTCGAGAAGCTGGACTTTGTCTACCAACCAGAAGCTCCTACTTCTACTCCCGGATCTGTGATGTTGGCGGTCGATTACGACGCCACTGATCCTCCTGCAACTGCAAAGGTTCAATTGGCCACCTATCGCGGGTACATCAGATCTCCTCCATGGCAATCTTGTACCAACTCATCCATCAAGGAGGACCTCAACAAACAAAAATCTTTCTTCGTGCGCTCCGGCTCTCTCAGTGCGAACTCCGATCTCAAACTTTATGATGTCGGGTTCCTCAACATTGCAACCTCCAATCAGACGGACACCTCTGTTATTGGCGAACTATACATCCGCTATCGAGTCCGTCTCATGACTCCTCAGTTCCAGGATGATGGTCTCGGACTGGCTCGCAGTGGTGAGGTATCTGGCACCACGAACACATCAGTTCCCACTTTAACTGGCAATGCTCCCCTGGTGCTTACGGGCACCACCCAAGCGTTCACCTTAACCGCCGGAGGTCCTTACCAGGCGCTCATAAGCTATCGAGCTTTGGGCACTGGTTTGGTTTCTCTTTCCACAGCTGGTTCCACAGCCACCATAGGTACACCCTTCGCCGTTGTAAATGCTGGAGCCACCAATTACTCTTACACTGCAGCTCTCAAATTTGCCGCAGGACAGACTTTTGTAGCCACTCTCACCAACTCAACCACTTCTTCTGTTGTCGGAGAAATCTCCCAATTCGACAACACACTTGCTTAAGCTTTGGTTGTGCTTGCTGGTCGTCGTGTTTTCAAGGAAATGTCCCACACTTTCACTGTTCTCTATCCTTTCCAATATCTTCAAAGGCATAATAGATCCAGCCGAAGGAAAACACGGGAGTCTACACCAGTAACAATAAGGTTCTTTAAAGCTTTCTTTGCATCGTGGCACACTGATTCTTTGTGTCGCTGCTAAAGCAATGAGTAGCTTTCACTCACACCCAGACGTGCGGCTGGC